TGTCTACAATTTCATCATTAGACAAAATTCTATTAGCTAAGTATGAACCTAAGTGTCCACAGAAACCTATGATATTTTCGTCAACAATTTCTGAAAGCTGATCTAAACTCAATCTAGGTTTTCTATAGAAATGTTCTGGTTTGTTAGATTCAGAAATAATTTTGACTAGCGTATTCCAACCCTTTAGGTTTTTAGCCAAAACGATAAAATGACTAAGTTTACCATTACTCTTATCCTTAATAGACGCATGTTGATCAGAGATATATAGTTCGCAACCCAATATAGGCTTGATGCCTTTAGACTTCAATGCCGCATGAACTTGAGCAGCACCAGCTATATTGCCATGATCCGTAATGGCACAACTCTTGACACCTATATCGACACATCTTTGTGCAATTTGTTTAGGTCTGCTTAAGCCATCCAATAGAGAATAGTGACTATGTACATGTAAAGGTATATATTTTTTCATTAGCCCAACTCTAAGTTTGTAATTAGATATTCATTAGGTTCTGTTATAAAAATTTTCAATTGATCTTTATCTTTTACGAAGTCTTCAACTGCTCGTCGAACAGTATCCCAACCCCAATCATCTCCGAATAGTAAAATTTTGTCCTGTTTTAATTTGGGATACCAAGATTCAAGATCTTCGAGAACACTTTTATAATCATGAGCACCATCTAAATAAATGGCATCAAAATATTCATCTCTAAAAGACTTAGCTGCAACAGTGGATTCATTTTGTATTGTAGTTATATACTCCCGTATATCTGATGTGTGTTTTTTATATTCTTTAAGTAAAAAATTTACATCTTCTTTTAAAGCAGGAATGAAATGAGGGCTGTTTTCATTAAGATGTTCTTCGGAACCTTGAAATGTGTCTATCGCATAGATTTCACCACTCTTCATCCTTAGTAAAGATTCAACAGTGAAGTAACTCAAACCTCTTCCCATGAATGTTCCTATTTCTGCAAAAACAAAATTATTAGGTATCATATCCAAAATTAAATTAAAAGTTCGAACATGATTGAACCAACCCGGAACACTAGTCCAAAAATGTGAATATGTCATTCTGCACTCCCAGGAGGTTTATAGTATCCAACATTATACCCTGGAACTGTATACTCGTCAACCACATTTTTCATACCTTTAACTTGAAGATCGTGATGAACTTGTTCACACTTTGTCATAAAATCACCCTTTTTGCAGACCTGCTCATCTCTATATTCTACTATCGGCGTAATAGTGTCTGTATCTTGAAAATCAGTTTTGCCATAATGACATAATTTTGTACATTTCCAACTCTTGCTCAATCTTGGGATTTGTGTTTTTTTAATTTTATCAAATTTTCTACGCAATAAGTCTTCCATTCTCGCTAAATCTTTTTTGCCAAATGCTACACTAAAAGGACCACCATCATTTATAAAAAATATTGTAACAATACAATTATCTATTTCTGGATATAAATGCTGCACAGCATAATAATAAAGCATAAGTTGCGGGTCTTGTTCTAATTTTTCTTGCGTTTTTTCTTCGCCTGTTGCCCAATTTAATCTTCTTCCTGTTTTCCAATCAATAATTTCTGCTGTATTCTCATTAGGTTTAACAATTAAGTCAATAGTTCCTTTGAGTGACAGATTACCTTCTAGCTTTTCACCATTGTGATCATAGCTAAATTTTGCCCATGATTTATCAATAGGAATATCAAATCTTTGTTCTGGATATAAAATATTTCTATTTCTAGGATCAAATAGACCATCACCATATTCTATAGCTTTATATGTCCATTTATGACAATCTTTATAATCAGTAGATGTCCATTTATGATGAGTAAACATTGAAGTATAGTATGTGTATACGTCAACAATAATTTTATCCAAATCATAATCTTTAATATTAACTTCGCCTATAATATCGTCTTCAAAAGTTTCTTCGCCTTGTTGCTCCGTATACTTAATAAAAGCTAAGATTTCTAAAGCCTTATGTACTATAGTCCCTTTATCTGCTTTTTTGTTAGAGGGACCTTTATATCCTAAAACATAATCAAAAAAGTATTGCTGTTCACACATATCGTGTGTGTTATAAGAGGAGCTTCTGAAATATGTAATTATAATGATAACACCTCTTTCGTTGATAAAAAATCAAAAATAGTTTCGTTCTTTTGACTAAGATTTAAATATTGGTTATCTATTGATAAGTCAAAATTATTTTCATCATACCTATCTTTGTCTAATGATATTTCACTAGCGTGTGTAGAATTATACGTATCCCTATTAAGTTTCACGACTATGCCTCCTGCATTTTTAACGGCTTCTACTTCATTTGGAAATCTGCAGTCAGCTATTAAAGCAAGTGTTGGGTTTTCTTTTTCTATCTTTCTAATAGTTGCGTCTGCCCATACGTTGCACTGCATTTTTCTAAAAACATCTGTTCCCACGTATTGCAAAACTTCTCTAGCTGTCATTTTAGAATCTAAACCTGGCCAATAGCAGTTTACAATTTCATTTTTATTATCATCTGTACCATAACATTGATGATAACTTAATCCAAAAATATCGATACACATTTGTTTTAGTGGATCTGCAAAGTTATAGATTCTGCAATCGCCAGAATGATGAGAAGTTTCAAATACATTTTTAACAAATTCACAAGATGTAGTTTTTCCAGATTGCTTTCGTCCTGCAAAAGCGATTATCCTAATATTGCTCATGTATTTCCTTTATGATAGGTAGTATTTGTTGTTGTATATCTTGAATAGACATTTCCCCAATATCATCTCCATCAAATTTAGGTCTGTACATTCTATAAATATCTTTACATTTATCATTAATTTGATTGTAGGCTTTATCGCCAGCTTCGTCGTTATCTGTTAAAACAACAATATTCATAGCGCCTGAAGAATCAATAAGTAGTTTTTGATGATTGCTCATTGACGAACCAAATATTGCTACGCTATTTTTAATTCCAGCTTCTTCTAGTCTCCAAACGTTACCGGGGCTTTCAACCAAGATGACTGTTTTTGTTTTCTTTATATGATCTTTAGCAAACCAAAAATTGTATAAATTATTTTGTGATTTAAAATTTTGATTGTGTTTCCATTTAGAATATATCCATCTTTTATCCGGTGCTGGACAATCTCTTCTTGGGTGATGATAACAACCGCATTTGTTACATTTATTGTGAATGCTTCTGCCAGTGCAACCTATAACATGCTTGCCATCAGCAGAATACACAGGAACAACAACCCTATTATAAAAAGGTTTCTCTGGATTGTCACATAAACCAACGTCGTATTTTTCCAAGATTTGTTCAGAATATCCTCTATTTACATAGTAAGACGCAGGTATTTTTAGAGATGATCTAACTTGGCTAGGTTGTAGCTTAAGTTTATTCTCTTGCTTTTTCTTGCTAAAGTTTTTGGCTACACTAGTAAAAGTATCAACATTTTTATTAAGATGAATGTTATCTATATCTTTGTTTACAAATTTTAATAAAAAATCTACAGTCTCTTTAAAAGAAACCGTTCTATCTCCTTCAGAAGACCATTCATACTTTTGACGAGACAAGACTCCTCTCACAAACCCAATAATAGAAGAACGGAAAGTTTCCTCACAATTATGTGTTCTACATTTCCAATTTCCTCTGTAAGATTCTCCTGTATAATATAAATTTAAAGCAGATCCATTGTCTCCCTCATGTATAGGACATTGACAAAAAACCATTTTTTCTGTTATTCTATAGTCTTCAACTCCTAAAACCTGTAAAAGTCTTTCAATATCATCACATACTAAATCACATAAATTTTTAAGCTGATCTTGACTATACGAAGTCGATTGTTTCATCAGACTGTTCATTGATTATAAACCCATCGTTATTAGAGGAAGTATTATTTTTAATTTCTAACTTTGTATCGCCTTCGGTAATTCTTGCACACCAACCCTCCATATTACAATTAATATAATCATTGTCGTCTAAGCCACCACCATGACGACTAATAACAGGGATTAGCTTCCTATTACCAGCATTCGGTCCATCTTCTGCAATTTCTTCGTCAGATTTTCTTTTAAATATAGTAAAATTACTACAAAGCCAAATAATTCTATCTGAACCACTTGCTGTATCTGTCGATTCTTTTGTTATTCCATCTCTATTTAACTGAATAAACGAGACTATTGGTATTTTATATTTATTAGCTAGGTTATGCAGAGAGGTCATCATAAAACCTAAAACTTGATACTCTTTCATGTCTTGAGAAATACCTTGGCTGTCCATCAATTTTAGATAGTCATAAAAAATTACGCAATCCTTAGCTGTGCCATCAGGGTTAAGACCTACATCTTTCACTAACCATCTTTTAATTACAGACAACTGCTCGTCAAAAGGTTTTCCTGCAATAGATTTGTAATAATATTTTGAATCTTTTAATAGTTTTGCAGCTTCTAAAACTTTTTGTTTTTGCATATTGCTATCTGCAAATTTTCCAGTTTCTATCTTGTTGATTTCGATAGAAGATATCATAGCCAATATTCTATGGATATGATCTTCATGTGTCATTTCTGTATCTAGATTCAAAACTGGTATTTGTAGTTTAGACGCTATATGAAAACCCATGTTGTCTGATAGTAAAGTTTTACCAGTTTTTGGTCTTGCTGCTATTACATTAACAGTACTTTTTCTCAGTCCACCACCAATAGCTTGGTCATAAATTGGAAAACCTGTAGATATGCCGACATTATCAATAGGGTTGTTGATTAAATAATCTAAGTATTCTTCTACTTCTTCTCCTATGTGCATAGGTTGATTTTCTGTATCAGAAACAGATGAGCCAAAATCAAATACTGTATCTTCTGCTATGGCTAATATTTTGCCTATGCTTTCAGTTCCTGATAAGTCTCCTATTTTCTTACCAGCAAGTTCTAATTTTCTTTTTAAGGTTCTAGCTATTTCTAATTTTTTAAGTGTGGCTGCAAATTTTCTAAGATTATCTCTTTCAACAGGAAAGTCTATAACAGATTTTAAATGTTCACTAGCACTTTTTTGAGACAGTACAGTGTCACAATCTAATTGTTTAGCTGCTGAATATATAGAAGGTATGTCTATAGTTTTGGTATCTGAAGTTTCATAGATCTGTTTTATACATTTGTATATAATGCTATTAGTATCTATGGTAAAACTATTTTCAGAAATTATATCTGAAACATCTAAATAGACATTTTCACCGTAGGTTATAATTCCGGAAAGTATTGCTCTTTCTGAAGCTGGATCTGATAACATATTAACTCAAAGAGGGGTTTGATTTTGTTCGTTGAACTGATACTAAAATGTCTGACAAATTTTTTAAACTGTTTGCCATGTAAGAAAGACGATCATTTCTTTGTTTGGCATATTTTTTAATTTGATTTAGTGCATAGGCTTTTTCATTATGCTTGATTGCTTGATATGATTTTTCGATATAGCCATAGCCTTTATAATTATTTATATCATCAGCTATAGTAATTTTTATTTCTTCTTCTGCCCAGTTGTGTCTCGCTATCTCTCTATTAATAGTTCTTTGTAAATGAAATACAAATTGAGAAATTCTGTATGCTATTTGACCACAATCTTGAGGAGTTAATTTCTCTAGTTCATCTCTATTCATAGATAGGTATTGATTGAGTTCTTTTTCTGGTAAAGAGTCTCTATTGTAAGCAGGAAGTCCTATGCTATTTTCATACTGATCTAATATTTTATCCCAGTATTCAACTTGCTCTTTTGATGTCTTACTCATGATTTCTTAATTTTGTTTCCCATTGTTCTAGTGTTTCGTTGTATGGAAATTCAATAACAGCAATAGAATTTAAATCGCACCAATCTCTTTTTTCCCTGTCCCTTCTTTGATGTTTAATAAAGTTTAGTCTTGTTCCGTGAAAAAAAGAGTTAAATTTATAATGTTGCTCTCCATTTACTTCAATACACAATTTTAGTAAAGGAAGATAAAAATCTAAAAAAAGTGTGCTAGAATGCCTTAAAGGTATGCCGACTTCTTCTAGAATTTGCATTGTAGGGAAGCATTCTTTGATTAGAACTCTAGCTTTAAGATGTAGGTCAGATTTTTTTACAACTTGACCTTTAGCAATATGGCCAGTTAATGACCATTTTTGCGTATTACCATCCAAATCTACAACATCCATTATTTTAGACCCATTGTCAACTTTACTTCATTCCATAATGAATCATATAAATCGGCATTTTTTGTTAGGTAATCTATTGCTTTTTCGGCACCTTGAAATTTAGGCTTATCTTCTACTGAAGAAAACGTAAACCAAGCACCACCTTTAGAGATTAAACCGATATCGACTGCCAATTTAAATAATTCCGCATGTTTATCTATACCTTTTCCGTATCTGATAAAACTACTAATATTAGCACCGGGAGGACCAAGTGCTGAACATAATACTTTCCAAGAGACTTCTTGTCCAATTTGATTTTTATCATTTTCTTTGCCAACGGACCAAGGCTTAAAAAATTCTGCTCTAAGTTTAACATCTGTTTGATACGCAATAGCTTGACCAGACTTTTCTTTCCATTCTACATTTCCATAACCAGGATTACCCATTAGATGAGTAATACCTATAACTATATTTTTATTTACAGGAATCACATTAGCCACTTTTCTGCAAAACTTAGCTAATAATTTGGCCCCATCTGCTCTTTGCATTTTACTCATTTCAGAAGTAATTTCAGCTTCTGTACATAGTGCTGAATAAGAATCAATAATAACTACAGATCCCGGTTCTTCATTAATAATTCTTTCTGCAATTTGTAGATATTCCTCTCCATGTAGAATTTTACCTGTTTGTGAACCAATAATATTAAATCTTTCTAAGTCTATATGAGGTATTCCCTCGATGTCTCTTTTCTTCAGTCTGCCTTCTATATTTAAATAGTATACTTGTCTACCTTTTTTAAATGAACCATGCGCATACTCTAATTTTTGGGCTGTTGCAGCAAAGTCTAGGGAGGTTGTGGTTTTACCGCATTTAGGCTGTCCAGTAAAAATAACAAAGCTACCTTCAGGTATTCCTCCTCCTAGAATCATATCTAAGGATGGGCTGACAGGTATTACAATTTGTTCTCTGTCTACTACAGAATTACCAGAAACAACTATTCCGTCACCAAACTTTTTATTAACATCATCTTTAATCTTGGTCATTATCTATGTCCTCTAATTTATCAAAAATACTTTGCTTGTTTTGTCTTTTTCTAAACTCTGTACTTTTGTTTCTGTCGAACTTTTTAGTAAGAGTTTGGTTTTCTTTTTCTACTTCTATAACTTTCTCTTTTATAGTCTTAAGAAGACTAGGAGCCCTCAAGGAAAAAATTCTTTTAGATCTGCTATCGTTCAATGCTCTTATAACAGCCTTCTCTCCGTATTGTTCAATAAGTTTATTGGCTGTGGCTATCTGGTTTCTAAAAAAGTTAGCCCATTCTTTATTAACCCAGAAACGGTAATAAAGATCTTTTTTGTCCCGTAAAGCCTTATGTTCACATATCACTTCTGTGACATATTGAGCTGCTGTTACGGTTTTTTTGGAGTATTTGGATTTGTATCGCATTCTGATAATTTCAAGTCAACAGCAGTTTTAGTCAAAGATTCATTAAAATTTTTCTTAAATTGTTCTATAAAAGGTTTATATTTTTCTTGAACAGGGACAGGGATAATGTATGAGTCCTGTATTGCTTCTACACAGCCTAATTCTTCTTTCTTATTATTAATTGATACAACTTGATATTGAACATTAATTACTATTTCGTGCCTACAATTTTCTGGGTCTTCAGGAGAAGCTCTTTCTTGAGATGGATTGCTTTGATCAAATAATTCTTGATATTGACCATTGGAAAAATCAATATTATTTTGCCTCATTGCTTCTAAAAGATTAGCAAAGTGTTCTTCTTCTGGCAGTTTATCCTGCTGATCCTGAGCATTTGTTGCATTTGTATCTGTCATATGAACTCACTAATCCTGGGCTAACGCTTTCTTCTTTACCACATATTCTACATCTTACATTAACATTTTGAAAAGACCTATTTCTAGGAACAGGCTTGTTGTCTGCATGTAATTTTTTATCTAATTCTGTATCATCTTTGTGTGCCTTAAATTCAGACATATCCAAAAATTTATTTCTAGGCTTACCAGTATCTTCTGATTGCTGAGACACATCCTCATTAGTGTCTAACAAAGAAGACAGAAGGCCAATTAATTGTTTAACTTGTTCGGGATTCTTTTTAAGATTTTCTATATCCATAATTAATTCTTTGGTCTAAAGATGTGTTCTTGATTACTGATTTTATTCTCAACATTACTAGCTTTCCTTGTTTCATCCATAAGCATAGAAAGAGTAGGGTCCATAACCCTTGAGCCGTTACCTTCAGCATCTGTAATAGATTTAGTATGAGTAGAAGATATTTTTTTAACTTGTGTTAAAGAGACATTTAATTCTTTGGCAATATCCTCAGGAGCTTTTCCGTTTTCGCTTAAGTACTGTATAGCATAATTTTGAGCTTTACTAACTTTGGCCATTATAACATCTCTCTTTCTGCTTGTAATAATAAATTTGGTTTTTTAGTTTTTAGATAGTCTAAATATAAATTAAATACTATTCTATTGGTTGTTTTAAAAACAAAAGTTTCTTTTAGTAATTTTTCTTTTGCATGTACATATTCTCTGGGTGGTGTTAATTGAGAATACGGATTGTATAATCGACCAAAGTTTGAAACCTTAACATAATAAAGCATAGAGCTATGTAAGTGAGTTTCTTTTGCAGCAGCTTTTACTTCCTCGTTGCATCTATAATTACCGTTATCATCTGTAAAATCACTATCATTTTCTGAACAGAAATACAAGTGTGTATTCTTTTTTATACTATCTTTATTAACATTGATTGTATGAAATGTCATTTTTGCCTCATTGAAGTCATACCGTTAGGTAATTTAAATCCTGAATAATCATCTTTGTAAGAATTGTGTTTTTTATGTAAATGCGCTTTCTCATCTTTACTTAATTTATCTCTATTTCTATTTGCTAAATCTCCTATAGTTTTTAACTCATCGTCTGTTTTAATTACAGAATTTGTTAATCCAGATAAATCATCTTGATACGATCTTCTCATCTTTACAGAAGGAGAGCATATACAGTCTACTGTGTCTTGATAGGCGCTAAGACTAAAAAACAGTTCCATTTTTCTTCCACAAGAATCACATACATAAGTATATTCTGGCATTATTTAATTTCTCTGTGAATAAAAGTCAAAATTCTTTCGTTTTTTGTCCTTAAAAAATCTATATATTGTCTAAATATAGAATAAGGAACTTTAGTAAATTGAGTTTCGCTTTTACAAACAGAATCTATAAAAGAGTTGGTTCTTTTAGATCCTATAGAATATTTTTGCACAGGGTTGACGGGTTCCTT